ATCAAGCACTCATCCCATAATGAATCAACAGCAGTAGGAAAATCCCTTATAGCATCACTCTTCAAATTGGAACCAGCATTTTTAAAGAAAACACCACTAGATGTCTTCATAGGTAAATAACACTGTTCTGCTTCCAAAACATCACACGTACCAATAAAAGGCATAAGCAAACGTTCCAAAGCATATTCCGCAAACTCGAGCGATAAACTATCTTGTATCTCTACAATAGGATTATCATATTTTAAGGTTGCTCGCCATAGAGACGCATCTTTTGGATACATCCACCTATGGGCAGAACGATCAAACTTAAGATCAGCAAAAGCGCTAGCAACTATCTCATTAGCATACATACCCTTCCTTTCGTTTTGGTATTTATGCCCACCATACGTACCAATATAACCCATATAAGAAATAGACAGGGTAGGGTTAGTATTAATAACCTTAGCCCACCAATTATCATGTAGGTCTTTGTACGTTGGAATTGATTCAAGTCAATTTTTACGCAATTTTGCTAGAGCGGCTATAGCACTAGACACACTCTCTTTAGCTTGTTTTATAGCAACAGATTCTTCTCCTCTAGGCTTCCTATTCTTCTTACCCTTAGGGCGACCACCCATACCACCAGCAGACTCAACTACAGGCATGTTATAGGCTTTTTGTTTCGGAATAGTCCTTGCTTCAGAAGAACTTGCAGGTACAACAGGTGCTGGAATAATGCCCGAATTAAACTGGACAATCTGTTCTTCCGTTAGCTCTTGATGTTTGTTAACAAAACCTCCAGCTAAATGAATAGCAAAGAAAGTATTATTACACATTACAGCAGAGCCAGACGCACCATGATGAGTCGTAACCTTATGCAACCCAGGTCCCTCATAATTCCCCACAGCCATGACATGATTATCCATTGAGTCGGCATACTGCTCGATCCATATAACTGAACCTTTGCGTCTACCAGCCTTAACAGACTTCAAATCCTGCGGAGATTCTGATTTATCCCAGGGGAGG